CCTTTTTTGCACTCCCCATGCCCGCACAATGCGGGCATGACTACTTCTACTCCCTACATCAACCAGCAAGGCCTGGAAGACCGCTTCGGGCGGGAGTTCCTGCTGCGCGTCACCGACCCGACCAATACAGGGGAGGTCGACCAGGGCAAGGTTAATCGCGCCATCTGCGATGCCTCCGAGCTAGTCAATTCCTACCTGGGAAAGCGTTACACCCTGCCGGTGCCGTTTGTACCTGGTGCACTGGAGCGTGTAGCCGCTGACCTGGTGCGCTACTTCCTGTATTCCAGCCAGCCTGGCGAAGAAGTGACCAAGCGCTACGACGATGGGGTGAAGTGGCTCAAGGACGTAGCCAATGGCGTGGTGTCGCTGGGCTTGCCGGTTCCGGAAACCCCGGCCAGCTCCACCGGCAAAGTGGTCATGTCCGGCCCGCGCCGCAAGTTCACCCGCCGCAGCATGAGGGACTACTGATGCGTCCCGACCATCTTGCCCTGGGCAAACACATCGTCACCCAGCTCAAAACCCAGATCAGTGATGTCCGTCAGATCGTGCAGCGCGGCGAGTTGACCGATGTGACCAGTGGCGAGCAGGTCTCGCCGTCCTTGTATGTGATCTACGTGCGGGATGTCTTGCCGGGCAATAGCCAATCTCAAGAGGCTCAAGACCACATCCTGCAGCAATGGCTGGTGGTAGCCGCAATCCAGGGCAACCCGGACCAGATGCTGGCCAAAGCCGGTGAGCTGCTGGCCAAGGCCCGTGCTGCCCTGCTGGGCTGGACGCCGGATGCCACGCTGTATGACCCATTGCAGGCGGCCACGCCACCCGCTGCCGTCTACGTGAGCGACTGGGGCTATTTCCCGCTGTTGTTTACCGCTGATTTCTACGCATGAAAGGAGACCCCATGGCATCGACCCAAAAGGAGCGTGTCGAGCTGATTGTGGAGCACAAGAACGCCGGCACGCTCTACCCGGTTGGTCATGAGCTGGACGTATCCCCCAGTACGGCAGCCTGGCTGTACCGCAACAACATTGCCAAGCCGGCTAAGGCACGGCAATCCATTCCCACTCTCTCGGAGCCTGAAGCATGAGCTACGCACCTTTTATTCCCACGACTGAAAAACACTCGTTCTCGGTCTCCGGCCAGATCCTGATGGCTGAGTATGGTGTACCCAAATTTGCCCCGTTGCCATGGTCGAAACTGCTGACCTGACCATTGAGCAGGAAACACAGGAACTGGCGGACTCTTACACCGGCCAGGGCAACTACGACAAGCTGTACTCGGTGAAGTCGGTATCGCTGGATCTGAAGGTGACCACCTTCCAGCCGGAGATCATTGCCGAAATGACCATGGGTGTGGCCAATGCCCGTGAAGAGCAAGCCATTACCGATGAAGTCCAGACCGCTTTCAAGGGCGTCCTGGTACCGCTGGAGAATATTGGCGCGGGTGACTTTGTCGTCAGCCCTGATGCAGGTGGCCAGCCCTTTATTGCCGGCAAAGATTACTTCCCGACCGCTGCCGGCATCATTCCGCTTGCCAGTGGCGGCATCGCGGACGGCACCAAGATCAAGGTCAGCTACAAGGCCCTGGAGGCCAATGTGGTCGAGTGGTTGGCCGGCTCCCAGAAAGAGCGCAGCCTGATTTTCCATGGCGTGAACAAGGCCAGTCGCAAGCAGGTGGTGATGCAAGTATTCCGGGGCAAGTTCGGCTTTGCCGACAAGTACTCCATCCTGGGCAAGGATTTCCGTAGTGCCGGCCTGAAGTTTGAGGTACTGGCTGACCCGCTGCAGACCGGTGAAGGCCTGTCGCAGTGGGTACGTGAAACCCTGCTGAAGTAAGCCATCCCACCACCGATGGGCGCAGCCTGGCTGCGCCTTGGAGCTTGTCATGCGTATCGAAAAACCCACCCCCATCGGTGACCACACCATCACCATCCGCGAACTGACCGTCGCGGATATTCGCGCACTGCTGGTGGCATCGATCCAGCAGCATGGCGATGTCGGGCTGATCCCGGATCAGGCTGATCTGATCATGAATGCCACCCTGCTGCCGGATCTGCGCCTGGACGAGCTGCGCGCCATGGCTCCGATGGAGCAGGACATGCTGGACAGCCTGGCCGACTCGGAGCTGCAGACACTGCGTGATCTGTGCCGGGAGTTGAACCCGCTTTTTTTCGGCATGAAGGCACGGCTGGAACAGGCGAAGGCCCAGGCGGAGATGATCGCCCTGGCCCAACTGAACAGCTAAGCCAGCTGGAAACCAATCTGGGCCGGCTGATTGAAGCGGGCCACCCCAATGCTGCCCAGTACCCGCTGCGCTTCTTTGCCGCCGTCATTGATGATCTGAATAGCCGAAACGCCACATGAAAACCCTGGAATACCTGATCAAGGCCAACAGCTCCGACTTTGTCACTGCGGTGACCAAGGCGGAAACCATCTATGGCCAGGCACTCAAGGGCATGGCGGACAAGGCCAAGCAGATCAGCCTGTTCAAGCAGGCCAAGGATGATGCCGACAGCACAGGCACCGCCCTGGTGAAGCTGAAGGCCACGGCAGAACAGGTGCGCAAAGCGCTGGGGGATGGTGGTGGCAGCCTGCAGCAAAGCCAGCAACTGGCGAAGGCTGAGGCTGCGATCAGCAAGACCGAGGCGGCCATGCGTGGCCAGGTCGCTGCCGTTGTCTCCATGCGCCAGGCGCTGGCGGCTGCCGGTGTCGATACCCGTAATCTTGCGGCCGAGCAGGACAAAATGGCCACGGCCATTGCAAAAGCATCTGCAAGCGTCATCCAGAACCGCCGCACCAATGCTGCCCGTGATGTGCTGGGCATCCGTTCCGAGCTGGATGCCACCCGCGAAATTAACCTGGTGCAGGCGGCTTATGATCGCCTTGCCGCCACCGGTACGGTTTCGCATAACGAGCTTGACCGGGCGGCTGCTGCGACCAAGGCCCGGATTGCCGCCCTGCGGCAAGAGCTGCGCGGCGGTGCTGAGGAGGTAAAACTGTTTACCGCTCCATCGGCAGCCGTCAACCAGGTGCGCCGTACTGGTGCCGCCCGCGATGTCCTGGGCATCCGTTCCGAGGTGGATATCACCCGCGAAATTAACCAGGTGCAGGCAGCGTATGACCGCCTCGCAGCGACCGGCACGGTTTCGCATAATGAGCTGGACCGAGCAGCTGCCGCGACCAAGGCCCGGATTGCCGCCCTGCGCCAGGAGCTGCGCGGCGGTGCTGAGGAGGTCAAGCTGTTTGCGGCCCCATCAGCATCGGTAAACCAAGTGCGCCGCACCGGCGCTGCCCGTGACGTCCTGGGCATCCGCTCCCAGACCGACATCCAGCGGGAGATCCAGCAGGTATCGGCGGCCTTCTCCCGTCTGACGCAGAACCCGGCCATCAGCATGGCCGAGTTGTCCAGGGCGGCTACGGCCACCAAGGCCCGGATTGCTGAACTGCGTGCCGAGCTGCAGGGCACGATGCCGGCCAGCAGCTTCCTGATGACGGGTGCCGGCAAGCTGGTGGCCATGGCCTCGGCAGTGGTGTCGCTGAATGCCGCGCTGGCGCTGACCCGCAGCATCCTGTCTACGGCCGGCCAGTTTGAAACCCTGCGTACCCAGTTAAACGCGGTTGAAAAGTCGGCCACCAAGGGCGGTGAAGCCTTCGCCTATATCAAGCAGCAGGCGATCAATACCCCGTTCCAGGTCACGAACCTGACCCAGACCTATATCCGGCTGCGCAATTACGGGCTGGACCCTACTGCCGGCAGCATGCAGGCCATCATTGACCAGGCGGCCAAGCTGGGCGGCAGTCAGGAAATGCTGGAGCGTATTACGCTGGCACTGGGCCAAGCCTGGACCAAGCAGAAGCTACAGGGCGAAGAGATCATGCAGCTCAACGAGGCCGGGGTACCGGTATGGGATCTGCTGTCCAAGGCCATGAACAAGTCGGCTGCCGAGCTGATGAAGCTATCCGAGAATGGTCAGCTCGGCCGGGATGCCATCACCGCCCTGATGCAAGCGATGGAGAATGATGCAGCCGGTGTCGCGGCTTCGCAGATGCAGACCTGGAATGGCATCGTGTCGAATGCCACCGACTTGTGGCAAGAGTTCCTGGACAGCATCGGCCAGGCCGGGCTGCTGCAGTTCGCCAAAGACAGCATCACCCAGCTGACGACTGCACTGCAGAAGATGAAGGAAACCGGCGAACTGTCCCAGATCGCCCACGACATCGCAGACGCGCTGCAGGCTCTGGGCAAGATTGCCATCGGTACGGCCAAATTCATCACCGCACATCACGATGCCATCATCGCTGTGGCTGCGGTTTATGGTGCGCTAGCAGCCAAGAAATTGTTTGCGGGCCTGGCCACCGATCTAGTGACCTTTGCCTCAGCCGCCAGCAAGGCAGCTACTGCGCTAAGGACGCTGAAAGAAGCCCAGACCGTGGGTGACATCGTCAATGCAGTAACGGGTAAAGGCAGCATTAAGAAAGCTACGACGACGGTGGCCGGTGGGGCATCTACTGCTGAGAAGGTCGCAACTGGCACAGGTCTAGCGGTAGAGGCCGGGGTAGCAAACAAAGTTGGGCAGGTCGCGGGAAAGACCATACAAGTGGCCTCTCAAGTGGCAAGCAAGGCATGGGGTAGTCTGTCTGCAGAAATGACCGTCGGCGGTGGACGGATAGTTTCGGTCTTTGGCGCTGTAGCTGCCCGCTTGAGCCTGGTGACGTCCGTTTTGCTCCTGGGCTATGACGTAGTCACCAAGGTTATTCCATCGGCTATTGATCTGCACAAGATGGAAACGGATGCGCTGGAACAGAAGCGCCAGACGCTGGAGGAAATTAACCGCCTTGAGCGCGAAGGGGCACAGCAAGATCATGGTACGGGAACTGGTGCGATCACTAGCGTGTATTCAGCGGAAGACCTGGCTACCTCGACTAAAAAGCAGCTTGAGGATTACCGGAAGAACCTCGACCGTGCCCACAAGATTCAGATCGATCTGGCGAATCAACGGGCGCGAGATGTCACTCGTGCGGGCGGGGTGTCCGATCAGGACGCTGAATATCAGAAGTCCCTCGCAGAAGCGATCAAATACAAAAAGGCCCTCAAGGACCTGGATGCCTTTGAGGCAGCGCGCATCAAGATCACCACTGATGCTGCCAATACACTCAAGGCAGCCAAAAACGGTGAACTTGAAAATCTCGCCGTCCAGCTGGCCCGTGAGCAGCGCCTTTACGACAAGGCCAATGAGCAGCTGCAGGCTGCCGTTGCCGCACGCCAGAAACATCAGGACGCCTGGGCCAACAATAAAGCCGTAGACCCTGCCGCTAAGGCCGCTGAACCACAAGGCGTTACCGACTACTACGAAAGCCTGCAAAAAGCCCAGGCACTCGCACGGGCCGCGCAGGACAGTCAAAAGACGGCGAATACCACTGGCCTTGATGGTGACTTCCAAAAAGCCACCCGTGATGCCGCAGCTGCTGAAACAGCATTCAGCCGAGTGATGGACGTCATCAATCAACTGCGCAGCGGCGGCAAGATCACTGAAGGCGAATTCAAGCTGTTCAATGACCAGGCTGGCCGCGCCCAGGACAGTCTGGATGCCGGTGCAGAAAAGAACGCTAAATCTGCATTGCAAAAGGCCATGGAGCAGGTGGAGGCCATCAAAGCTGCAGTAGCCAATGTCCAAAAGCTGGAAATCCCAGTGGGTCTGGATGGCAAGCCTACGGTGACGGATCTGCAGAGTATCCAGAACATGGTCCAGCAGGCGTCCATCCTGCACCCGGTCAAGATTTCCACCGTGCTAGTCGGGCCAGATGGCAAGCTGCTGCAGGATGCCCGTAAAGATCTTGGTCTACCAGATAGGCCACTGTCCGATCTGAATCCAGGACCATCCACTACCGGAAGTAGTGATAAGAAAGCAGCGGCGGCAACGGTACCGGCCGAAGTCGATAAGAAAGCGGCGACAGCTGACCTGAACCAGTTCCTGAATATTGCCCAGCAAGTTGCCAAAGCGAACCCCATCAATGTGC